CATTTTTTGATGATTGTTGAATCATCTGAAACTTTATTTATATTATCTACTTTAATTTTACTTGTCATAATTATTGATATTTATATCTTACTATTACTATACCTGAACCACCATTTCCACTTGTCTTAAAAGTAGGAGTTTCATCTACACTACCACCGCCACCACCAGTATTTGCTGTTCCATTAGCTATTCCTGGAATAGCAGCATCAGGTTGACTAGCTCCTGGAACTCCAGTACCTCCACCTCCTGTACCACCAGTCCCAGCTGGAGTACAAGTAAGATTAGTATTACCTCCACCTCCACCAGCATAAGCTGTCGAAGAAAAATTAATTGAAGTTGAAACACCAGCGCCACCATTTCCTGCTGAAGGATTAGATCCATTACCTCCTACAGCTCCAGCACCACCTCCGCCACCAGTTCCATAAGCTGGAGTAGAAGTATTACCATTTCCACCATTATTACCTTGAGATGGACTTACTGGAGGAGTGTTTCCACTACCACCAGCACCAGGAGTACCATAACCTCCTCCTCCACCAGATCCACCACTTGATCCTGCACCAGGATTTGCACCTGAACCACCTCCTCCACCACCGGCAGATGTAATTGTACTAAAAATTGAAGGTGATCCGTTTCCCCCTGCAACTGGCGGTGGAGCTGTATTAGAAGCTCCTCCACTTCCTACTGTTATTGGAAAAGCTGTTGCTGTAACTGTAATTCTATTAGGAGCACTTGGTTGACCATCTAACGGACTTGCTGTGTAAGGTGTTACTGGAGATTTTGTTTCTCTAAATCCTCCGGCTCCTCCTCCACCACCATTGTCTCCTGAACCACCTGCTGCACCACCAGCAACGACCATATAAGAAACTTGGTTGTTAGCAGCACAAACAGCAGTTCCTGAAACTGTAAATGTTCCAGGACCTGTAAAAGTATGAACTTTACAGTTACCACAAGTTGTGATTGTTCCGCCAGTTGCCGAAATAAAAGCACTACCTCTTTCATTAGAAGTTGAATCTTGAATGTTAATCCAACCTTGTGTTGAATCTACAAATATAAAAGTTACTGATTGTCCCTCTGTAGTTAAACCTACATTTGCATTTATACCACCAATTTTATCTGATCCATTTGGTACAACTGTTAAAGCATTTGTGTCCCAAGTTCCTGCATAATCTGCAACAGAAACTATTGCTCCAGCAACACCTGCTGGTAAATTCATATTAAAAGCTGAACCTGTTGTATTTGCAAAAAATCCATCTCCAGACACTGCAGTAAAAGTTGCTGTCTTTGGCGTTGTGTTCCAATCAACAGTCCCTGTTCTACCAAAACCTGTTTGAGTAGCGCCAGTTCCTAAAGATACAGTTTGTCCACAGGTACCTAAAACAACATTAGTACCAGAGCCACCAATTGTAACTGTAGAACCACTTTGTTTATCTATTGCATCTACTTCTATCTTTGACATTATACTATTACTAAAGTCCCTGTTACTGTTACTGTATTTGTGAAAGTTACTGGTCCTGCAAGAACTGCATTTTCAATAACCATATTTTTATCTAATGTACTTGCATGATGATATACAGTTTCTGAAGCTGGTTTATCACCAATAAAATCTTGTTTATATAAATCCGCCATTTAATCTCCTATGTACTTATAGAGTCAACTCTGCTAATCCAAACATCTACACTTGATGCAGCACTTGATTGTCCTTTTAGAACATCAGTATTTTGCATAACAATTTTAGATCCAGATTGAACAAGTTCTACAGAACTTGCAGCAGGTAAGCTCAAATCTTTAACAAGGTATCTAGTTGTAGATCCACCTTCTAAAATAAATACACTTACAGTAACTGCAGCAGTAGTTATGTTGGCAAGTCTTAATCCAACAATAGCATCATCACTATTAGCTGTTAATAGTGTTGTTGCTGAATTTGTTATCTGACCGCCTTCTGATTCAAAGTCTTGTGCCATATATCCTCCTATTATAATGCAATAGCCATAGCTGTTGCAAATCCTTTTGTTGCTGCATTTAAATTTGTTAAGTTACTACCATCAACTGCTGGTAATTGTGCTGAACCATTGAGTTGTACTACATTATTTGCAGAAGTTCCAACAGTTTGTGTAGCTGCTGTTCCTAATCCTGAAATTTTAGTATGTGCAATAGAATTGACTGCTAATGTAATAGTTCCTGATGAAGTAACAGGAGAACTACCAACTGTAAATTCTGATGATCCACTATCTGCTACACCTACTGAAGTTACTGTTCCAGTATTAGATGGAGTAACTTGTGTATATGTAATGTTTGTAGAACCTATTGAACCTGTAGTATCAGTAGTACATAAAAATATTTTATTATCATTTGTTGAACCTTGATTTACTACAATTAAACCACCAGATAATTCTGCTATTGTATCATGTTCTGGATCTCTTGATGCAGCACCACTTGAAACTGCAAGATATAATCCATTCTCTGTTGCAGTAGATTGATCTTTAACTAAAACTCTATCTCCAGCTACAAGAGTTATACCATCTATTGTATCTCCTGCTTCTAAAGCATTTGTTAAATTTATATTAGCTGTTGTTGCAACTTCAGCAATAATTCTTGTTCTTAAACCAGCAACAGCTTCATCAACATAATTTTTTGTAGCAGCATCTGAACTTGAAGAAGGTGATCCAAGACCTGTAATACTTCCACCTGTAAGAGCAACATTGTTTGCTGCTTGAGTTGAAATAGTACCTAATCCTAAAGATGTTCTTGCAGTAGCACCACTTTCAAGTACAAAATTTGATCCATCACCAACAATAATATTACTATCAGTTGGAGTCAGTCCTGCAATATCTGTTAGTTGTGCATCTAATGGTTGTTTATTATCTAATTGAGTTTGTAGAGCAGATGATACACCATCTAAATATCCAAGTTCAGTTGTTGTAACATCACTAACTTCCACTTTACCAGAGGCATTAGATTGTAAAGCTCTTGATGCAGTTAGATTAGATGAAGCTATAGTTGAAGCTCCACCTGTAATTGTTGCTTGTTTTGCATCTAATTGTGTTTGTACTGCTGATGTAACTCCATCTAAATATCCTAATTCTGTTGAAGTGACATCTGATACTGCAATCTTTTGCGAACCATTTGATATAACAGCTCTATCTGCTGTTAAAGATTCTGTATCAATTGTACTTGCAGATCCTGTTATAGTTGCTTGTTTAGCATCTAATTGAGTTTGAATATTAGATGAAACATTATTTAAATGACCAAATTCTGTATTTGAAATTGTACCATCATGTATCTTTGTAGCATCTATTGCTGCACTTGTATTTATATCTGCATTTATAATAGTGCCATTTAAAATTTTTGCAGTTGTTACTGAATCATCTGCTAATTGTGTTGTGCCTATTACACCACCAGGTATAGATGTATTTGTATTTGATAATGCACCAATATAAACATTTGAAATAGCTTCATTAGAAAGTGAACCACTATCCCAAGTTACATTAACAGTTGTGTTTGTAGAAAAAGTTGAAGAACTTATAGTTCCAAAAATTGTGCCTGGTGTTGATGCTGTTAATTTAATTCTTCTGTTAGCATGATAAACAGAAGTTACATTTGCACCTGCTATTGTAAAAGATGTTGCTGAAGCATAAGCAGCAGTATAAGCACCAGAACCATCACCATATTCAATCCATTGTGCATCGTTAAACCAATCTCTTGTGTTTTTCATCAATGCTCTAATTGCATTGTTTAGATTAGAAGGTAACATTCCTTCTGCAACTGAAATACTATTTAATGATGTGTTACTTGATTGTGTTGTTGAATAGTCTTTAATATTACTTGTCATTTATTCTCCTATAAACCATGCAAATGCTTTATTGTTTTCTTTGTTTTTTTCATTAATAAAAGTATTAATGGCTTCCTCAATTTGTCTTTGAAAGAATTCTTGAGTTTCAAAACTGTATCTGACATTATCTATATCATTTTTATCTGTCATCTCAATCCCATTCTTGAAGCAATTAAATCAACACCTTGAGCATGAGTCCAAACAGAACCGCTTGGTGTAACTACTTTTATTTTAAAATATCTACCTGATTGTCTTACTGGATTATCACCACTTGTAATCATACTAGAGGATGAAGATTCTGTAGCATTATCTGCTAATCTTTCTTTACTCTTGATAGTTACAGTAGCTGTAGCATCAACAATAGGTCTTATATTCGTTATACTACTTCTATGTCCAGGAAACAACTCTAATTGTCTGGTTTCTATAGTTCCTTCATTTTCTGTACCAGAGAATATTGATGCCTTAAAATTATTATCTATTGCACCTAAATACATTTGACCACCATTCCAAAAGTCAGTATCTAAAGCAATATTTATACTATCTAAATTTTCAGAAATAATATCCATCAATTCTACAGTATAAGCACCAACAAATTGAGTAAATATTGTACTAGCACTTGCATCTGCTGTTGACCATTTTTGTGTTGCATAATTATATATAATTACTTTATCACATATACCTGATGTATTTGCAGTATTTGAAGCTGATGGATATAACCATAAAGCTAACTGATTAAATGGATCTACTGCTGCACAAATTCTATCTGTAAATGCTTTGTTTAAATCTACATCAAAAAATCTATTTACTTTTTCTGCACCAATAGAAACAACTTGATCACCATTAACTTCAAAAAATCCATCATCTGCATAAAAGAAAACCCTTCTGTTGTCTTGGCAAACTGTTCTACCATACACAGCTCCTCTATTGGGAGATATAACTGATAATCTAAATACTGTTGCACCACCAACATAGTCCATACGAACTATTTGATTTTGTCTAAATACATAACCATATTCACCAGATGTTATAGCTACAATTTCTCCACCTGAACCAGGTAAGTCTTGTTGATCAGCTTGTTTAGTTCCTGATTGCCAAGTAGCAATATCATTAATTCCAGACCATTGTATTCTGTTTTGATTTGTAGGTTGATTACCTGTTACTAAAAAATCTCTTATTACTCCTGAAACTCTAAAAGTAGGAACACTACCTGAAGTAGCTATGGTTGATAAATTAGCAAAATTAGTTGATGTACCCATTAAATAATATTGAGGTGCATCTACACCATTACTTGCCACAACATGATTTCCAAATTGTGTAAATGTAAAATAATCTGTGTTACCACCTGTCAAAGATGATTTTCTTGATGTAAATGTTCCACCATCTAATTGATAAATGTCTGTATTTTTTGCAACAAAATTAAATACATTACCTGAATTATCTCTAAAAGAACCAGCACCTCTACTATCAGCAGAAATATTATTTGATGAATAACTTACTAATGAAGGAAATCTTTTATAAGAGTTGACTGCGTAATAAACATTATTAGCTGTAGTTGCACCAGGATTTAAATATTCTGGTTGGTCAGGAAGCCACTCTCCAAAAGGTATTTGCATAATTGTCCTATTGGTTATTATTTGTTACTGCAACATATCTATCATTAAATGAACCAGCTACAGTAACATCACCTCTTTGTTGTAAAGGTGCATTACCATATTGATCTTCTCTGTCATTTCTTTCTAGTCTTTCAAGAGCTGTAGCATACATTTGTTGCCATTGTTGAACTTGTCTTGGTTCTACACCACCTAAAAAATTAGCAGAATGATATAATGAACCATATAAATATATTGCAGGATGATTTGTTAAAATATAATTTGTAGTATTTGATGCACTTAAAGGATCAAATTCTTTAAAATAATTAATTGTTGCGGTGTATGAAGATGATGGTATTGGAGCAAATCTAAAATTATCTCCAAGTATAGTAAAAGTTTCTGGTAAACCAGAAGTTGATCCACCTCTTATTTGATCCATTTGAGAAGGTGTAATATAATGTAAAGGTTTTTTAACACCACCTTGTAAAATAAAAAAATCTCTTACTTGTAAAAAACCTGTAGGTAATGCAACTTTCTCTGCGTTAATAGTAAACGAACTATTATTTGCATTCATTTTTCTAATTCTTAATTTTGAATTGAAATCTTTTTCAGTAAGTACAATAAAGTCTTCTATTTCTGTTGTTAAATCTGTTCTATTTAACCAATTTGCTATTGATGTTTTTAGTTCTGTATAATTTGATAAAGCCACTACAATCTTCCTTCTGCTGTTTTAAAATATCTAAATTCATTTGAATTTAATTTTTTTTTTAGTATTTGTTTTTGTACTTCTTTTGGTAGTCCAAACCAATTACTACTACCATTATACTCATTTGCCCAGACAGATAAAGCTATTGTTGGAATACTAGCTACTCTTTTCATTTCTCTTGATTTAGAGTAACCATCATTAAGGTTATATAATTTTTTATTATGTTCAATATGGGGATTTATATTAACTTCTTCTTTAGTTACAATTTTACCTTCCATATCATCTTTTATGTAAGTTGTTTTTTGTAATCCATCAAATGTAATATCTTTTTTCATACTCTACCTTGTCCTTTGTAACGACTTTTTTTAGCCATTCGTTTTTCGTTTTTGTTCAAATCCTTTTTATGTCGTCTTGGTCTTTTTTTTGGTTTAGGTCTTGGAACAAAGTGAACAAACTTTTGTCTAGCCACTACGCACTCATTTCAGTAACATATACATTCGTAGATGAACCATGAAATACTGCAATTTTTTCTCCAGGTGAAACTTTAAATATTTCTATTTCACCAGATGGTAATAATGCTGATGTTGCACTTGCAGTAGGTGATGCACCTAAAACAAAATGACAATTAGCATCTCCAACTACTCTTATGTATTCAGTTTGTGAACCAAATGCAGCAGAAGC